CAACAGATAAAAATACTATTTGTAGTATCAAAAAACTGAAAAAACAACAAGATAGTAAATATTGAATCATGGCAGGTGAGGTATCATTACTAATACTCTGAAAATAACACTGATATCCAAGGCCAATGTTCCAGACCTAAGCTTTATTTTCTCATATTAGTCAAATCCCATTCTCCTTTTCCTTGTCTTACCATGTATTTTGTATTGAAAACGCCCCAATTATCGTTGGTTAATCCTCTTTCACATACGAGAATTAGAGCAACAGGACGTTACCTCCCGGTGATCAAGTCGGTGGCGAGTGTTTATTCACTTCTTCTCCAGTATTATAGTCGATAACTGGTTTATTACAAGCCTCCATCATTTTTTGAATCTTCGTTTTCAACTCATCAATAGTTTCAGAAAGACACATGGGTATTGTTGAAGGAATATGAGTTATATCTCCGCTATCTTCTACAAATACTTCTTTAATCCCGTAAACTATTTTAGGATCATAGCGACGATATTTGTGAGTTTGTATTTCTTTACTAACTCTATATTCCCAGCCCATTATTCTGTCCTTTTGGGTAACTTTTTTGGTTCTACAGTAGACTTATTCTTTTCATCTATTTCTGATAATTCTAAATTATCAAACTGTGCTGATCTAATAGCGTCCAGCATCTTATTCAGATTTTGTAGCCTCGTCACCAACTCTTGTCCAACATTAATTTGTTTATCGGTACTCATAGTGCTTGTAATTTAATAAAAATTTTTGGTTTGTCAAAACTATCTATTTCTTTATCCAGCCGTTATGCAGGTTAACAACATATTCCGCTGTTTCCCTATCAATACTACCGTCTGGTATAATATATTCAAATTCACTAATCCTATCCATATCGCCCACCCTGTCTTTGTATAATATCTTTTCTGTTGGAAGAATAATTCGGCACCAGCAACTTTCTCCCACATTACAGGTTTCTAATTTCCAAGGCACAGTGAAACTATGCTTTTGAGCTTCATCATAATTTTCAAATACTTTGTCAGACATCTGTTATTGTTACCTGTATAGTGTCAAATACATGATTATCCATACTATCGTACATACCACTTCGTATGGGTTTATTTACTACCTTAAATCTAAAAGAATATTCTCCATCTCCATGTTCTTTGCGAAGATATTCATATAGTATGTTTTTAATATCATCTTCTGACAACTCAATCTCTTTTTTATTTTGTATTTTCATGTTGACAAACGCTCCCGAAAATTAAGTAATTGATCTAAGACTGCTTTTTCTCTTTCTACATTTTCTTTTTGATATTTTATTTTGTTGTCTATGTCTTCTTGATTAGCTAATCTTAATTCTTTGCAGTTTCTTAAACCATAATGCCAATCGTCTGTTGAACTAAAAAGAGTTTTGCCATAGTAAGGATCATGTTCTGCTTCAAAAATATGTATAGCATTACCATTATGATTTATTAGAGAGACTATATCGCCCTTTTTCCAGTTGGGCATATTTTGCTTTGTCATGCTGGTTGTGTTCCATATAATTTTTCAGCAAACCATCTGGTACGATCATTATTGCTATTCAGTTCTTGGTCAACATTCTTGCGTTCAGTATAATCTAGTTTCCAGTATTTGTCAATTCCAAACTTTTCCCAAGTGGACAAATCATATTGACCTATAGCACCACTAGCACTAGCATATTTGCTTCTTTTCTCATCATAAATATGTTCAAAAACATCTCGTACAATAACAACTTTAGTATTACTATCAAGACTATCCCAGTGTAAACTAATCCAATCTTGAACTGATCCCGGCACATAAGTATGCCGACCAAGAGCATATCGTAATGCTGACATAACCATAATACTACCATTAAGATCGCAGTTAAATTTAGACTTTTTGATTTTCATATAATTCTTTCCACAGTTCCACTTGGCCCACTAATTATCTCTAATATCGCTCTCATACTCATATCAACATCATAAGCAAACTCAGCAAATTTACCATCACGATATTCTGCTTTTATCGCCATAGACTTAACTTCTTCGGCAATAGTTTTAATATCTTGTATATCTTCTTCAGTTAGTTTCATCTACCATCTCCCCATTACGCACAACATAAATCTTAGCATTTAACGATGAACGAGCATACTGTCGCCCACCATCTATCATATTACCATTCTCAAAAAACTTGCATCTGTGGTGATATTCGCTGTATTGTAGATTACCATCATCATCTTCCACCATAGCAAAAGTGAAACTTTCAACCTTATCAGCACTAAATATAACATAATCATCACTTTCATAGCTTGGAGCAATTCCAAAATATTTGTTACCAAATTCTGGATGTGGAGAATCTCTATAAAAAATATCCACAGGACGATCACTAGCACCAAAATCAGTTGTGCAGACATACTTAATAGGAACACCATCTTTTTGAGAGTAGTGCTTAATAACGGTTTCAGTATTAGTTATAGGATAATGTTTGATCATGTTTTATTCCTACAATTATCACACAGCGTAGTAATCCAACCACCCTTATTAGGCTTTCCCGAATTGCCACAAACTTCACAAATTTTGTAACTCATCTCGTCTGCTAAAGAAACAACCCCGTCAACATAATCATCCCCACCACTATAATAGATTCGTATTCCACCAAACTTTTCTTTAATTTGGTCGAATTTAACCGGAACATACTCTAGGTCAGATGAATCATTCTCTTTTCCAGCCTCATTTCTGACTCTTATCCTTTCGGCTATATTTTTCTCATGCTGGAAAATTCTCCAACAAACAGCAGATAGTAAATCATACCATCCATCATTACATTCTATCCCCCATGCCATACAACTTTCTTGTATAGACTTATCTTTATTGATGAAAAGACTTGGATATTTTTCGTAAAGTTTATTTTGTAGTTCTTGGTTCATTATTATCTCTAAAAATTTCTTCAATATTGATCATCATAACACATCTATCTCTACCATTAGAGTCTGTGATTTCCCATGTATCACAAGTATATTCATCGCCAGTTTCAGCATTATGAATCATGACTTGCTTATTCCACTCAAATTTACCAACATTATTAATATCATTAGCTTGTTTATGTAAGAAGTTATATAATTCTAGCCATGTTATACTGCTCATCTTGCTCTCCTATTTGCTCTATCTAAAATACGCTTGGTTTCTCTAGCATTTGCTGGACATAAAACTAATTGTGGTGCTGTTTTATGGCCGTAATCCATATAACCAACCGCCCTTTGTTCTGTACTACAACCTATACAAGTTAATGTTCTATTATTTTCTACCAAAAATTCTAATCTTCCTTCTGGAATGTACGATCTACAATAAATGCAATTCATAGTATAGCCTCCTTGAGAGAGTTATACCATACCAATTGGCATTGGTCAAGCGTCCACTTTAGGATTTTACATACGATGTCTCAAAAACATCGTTGTCATAATTTTGAAACATCGTATTTCCAGTTGTCCAGTATATTTTATGTAATCCTACAGCCTTTAATAGTTTTTGACAATTATCACATGGTTTGCTTAATAGTGTGCGTCCTTGTCTATTAATTCTGACATTAACGATTGAAAGATTAGTATCAATGGAGTTATACCTATCAAGTAATTTAGAAATAAGATAAGATTCACTATGAACATAAGGATATTCCTGATAGGTTTGTATATTAAACATTTGTCCTATTTTAAATGCTTTACAATTAACTTTAATAGGATTATTCTGACAAATTAGTATTGGTTTGTTTCCATCAAAAGCGATACTGAAATGATAACGTCTTTGCAAAGAATTAGGATTGAATCTGTCGTAACTCAGTTTCAGTGCTTTTTTCAGAATTTTCATTTGTATTATCAATAGAGGTTATATATCCAAAATCGTCATAAAGATGTTTTATTAAAGGTTCTAATTTTATTAAATTTGGTTGATATGTTTTAGGTGTCTCTGGATCAAGAGGAATTCTTTTGGGTTCTTTCATACTAAGACTCCATTACAGTAGTTGGAAATTGCTTTGTCTTTCATTTTAAGTTCCATGTCAAGATCAAATTCCAACCCGTGTGTATCAATTATTTGTTCTGCATAATCTGAGTGCGCTCTTGGATTATTACCGGGACGACTTTCACTATAATGAAAAAGTGGTTTAGTTTGCCAAGTATCATAACACATATTAATTGCTTCAACTTCTGTAGTATCGTTGGGATGACACTTATGATGCAGATAATCGAAACAGATTGGTATACGAGTTATGGGATGAAAAATATCTACTAATTCATGCACACTCCAACAATTAAGTTTATCATCATTTTCTATTGTAATACGTTTTTGACAATTTTCATCAAGACGTTTGAAATTATTATAAAATCTATTTGATATTTCTTCTCTTGTTCCATTGTTATTATGCACATGAAGATTCATAGGACTTCTATGATCTGCTGGACAACCTATTCTATCCATAAAAGAACTATAAAAATTAAGTTCTACAATAGTTTTTTCAATTACTTGTTGATTCAGACTGGCTAAACTATTAAATTCACTAGGATGACAAGAAACACGCACATTTGTTTGTTGAATAGAATATGCTATGCTGTCAAAAGCAGCATCTATTTTATCAAAATTAGGCAAATCTTCAAGATCGACGTTTGCTTGATCGTAAGTAATTAATGGAAAAATATCACTACTCAAACGATAACAATAATTATTATCAGCACAATATCGTATTGTAGTATTAGTCACAACTAGATTATTTAATATTCTATCACCCAGAATAGACAATGCTTCATCACGATTTAATGAACTAAATCGTTTATATGTCATGGTTTGAAATTTGACAGGAGGATCTAGTTCCTGTAAATTCAGTGAAATGCAACAAAGTCCGAAACGCATACTTTTATCTCCGTAAACTCTCATTATATCCTATCATCGGCCATGAGTCAAGAAAAATTTAGCCTATCCCAGATACACCATTATTTCCATGTATTTTCATATCCTCCTAATGCTTCACTAATTGTAGGAAATTGTTCACAAAAAATTTGTTTACACTGTTTGGCAATATTAATATGTTCTTGTTGAGTTCCATTCTTTTCTCTCAAAGCAATATAATGAATCCACGAACGTATTGTCCCGCTCATATAAAGTTTGGTTGGTGTTGCTAATGGTAATACAAATCTAGCACATTCTTTTGCTATACCATCCTGTATCATACCATCATATATGCCCTTAGCTTTTGCAAAATGTTCTCGTATTTTCATGCCCCATTTTGCTTTAATCTCATCAGGAATATCATCAATACTATTTTGTCTATTTTTAGAATCTTGACGCCTAAGTTCAAACATTGGAATTTCATCAGCAAGAAGAGTGGTATCAGCATATCTCTGACTAAATTCTTGAAAAGTAAAACTTCTATGTCTTAGAATTTGTGCTGCTAATCCTCTTGTGGTATTGATTTCAACAGTCATAAAGGCTTGCTCAAATACAGAAAAGTGTCCATGATCAATACAATATTTTAATAGTTTAGAGTAATCACTATTGTTCTGATTATTTGGGTTCGATACCCTCGCACAATAACTCATTAATTTTTCTGCATCTGGGGTAACAGAGACTAATTTAACACTCATATTTGATCCTCTGTGTATAGTATTTCAAACTCTTCTATTGGACAAAGTTCAGTACGCCAAGAACCCTCTCTTAAGCCAAAACCCAAAATATTGCCTGATTTTTCCCAAATTTTATATTCGTCTACAGACATTCTTTTGAAGGGTTTATTTTTAGCATTGTGTCCATCCATATATGCCTCAAAAACTTCTGTACCAGCATCAAACCATTCATTGGGTTTAGATATGAGTTTGACATACATCTTTATTTGTACCACCATTTCATAAACTTTTCCCATAAAGGTTTAAAAAAATAAACAGCAATATATCCTATAATTCCTTGTATAGCAGAATAAAATATAGTGCTTATACTGATTGTGATACTCTGTATCTTGGGATTTTTATCACCACGATCCTGAGATTTCATTATGGTCTATATCCTCTTTAGCTTCTTTATTTTTAAACTCTTTTTGGTATTCTATAAATTTATTATCAGTTAGATGATTATATATTTCAGTTGCTAATTTTGATATACTTGTTGTCATTCCAGTAATATTTATATCATCAATTTTTGACCAATAGTAATGATATTGTGTGTCGCTTTCTCCATCCTCAACTTTTTCACGAAAACTATCATAACCATGGTCTTTTGCCCAACTTTTTATCAGTGACCATTGCATAGTTTTATTCCTCAATATTTTTTTTGTCGTAATGTTCCCAAACTTTTTTATGATTAATAGCCACTATTTCTCGTCTCTGGTCATGAATCATTAGCATTTGATATTCAATAAGTTCATACAAATCTATAAGATAGTTTTTTATTACATTATCTG